CCCCGGCCCCGGCCGTGGAGACCACGCCGAAGGCAGCGTCCCTGGCTCAGATCAAGGCGATCGCCACCCGCGCCAAGCTCGATGACAGCTTCGTCGTCGCGCAGATGGAGCGTGAGGCGACCGAGGAGCAGGTCCGCGAGGCCGCTCTGGACATTCTGGCCAGCGCCTCCGGCCCGCGCGCCATCGTGGTGCCGGGAATGCCCGCGACTGCTGGCGATGCGGTCCAGGCGATGTCCGCAGCGATCATGCACCGCAGCGGATCGCGGGATGCCGCGATCATCGCCCAGGCTGGACCCTACCAGGGCGCCACGCTGCGCGACATGGCGGCGGACCTCTTCGAGATGCAGACGGGGCGCCGCGCTCGCGGGATGACCCCGGATGCGCTCTTCCGTCAGGTCTTCGCCTCGGCCACGGTCGGCATGCAGACCACCTCGGACTTCGGCACCGTGCTGAACAATGCTGCCCGGGGCATCGCCCTGGCTGGCGCGGCCGAAGTGTCGCAGGAGTGGCGGCAGATCGCGCGGACGGTGAACTTCGACGACTTCCGCCCGCAGGAAGTCGCCAGCGGCTACGACACCCCTGACCTTCAGGAGGTGATCGAGCACGAGGAGATCACCTACGGCGCCATCAGCCGCGTCGTGGCGAACATCAAGCTGAAGTCCTTCGCCAAGGGCTTCGCCTTCAGCCGTCAAGCCATCATCAACAACGACCTGGCGAACTTCACGGGTCAGGCCGCCGAGTATGGCCGCATGGCTGCGCGCAGTCTCGCCAAGCGGGTGTGGCGCGTCTTCCTTGAGGGCACCACTGCCGCGTTCACCATGCGTGACGGCAAGGTCTTCCTGCATGCCGATCACAACAACATCGCCGCCGGGGCCGCGCTGACTGCTGCTTCCCTTGCGGCGGCCGAGCAGCAGATGGTGGAGCAGGCGGCCATCCCCGGCCAGCCGCTGGGTATCGTGCCGCGCTTCCTCATCGTCGGGCCGGGCCAGCGCGGCGCGGCTCTCGACCTCATGGGGACGTCCACGTTTGTGGTCAACGGCGCGACCATCCAGAACCGCTTCCGCAATCTGGAGGTGATCTACGAGCCGTCCTTCGGGAAGGCGTGGGCGCTGGTGGCTGACCCGGCGGCACGTCCCACCATCGTGGTGCCGCTGCTCGGCGGGCGCCAGGACCCGAATGTCGACACGGAGCAGCACTTCGAGACCTTCGGCGTGAAGGTTCGCGTGTGGCTCGACTACGAGGCCGCCCCAGCCGACTGGAACGGCGTCGTCTACAACCCCGGCCCGGCATAAGCGCGGCCTCGAAAGACAGGAGAACGCGTCATGCAGAACTTTGTGCAGGTCGGCGAGCAGCTCAAGATTGTTGCACCGGCCAACGTCGTGTCCGGCCAGGGTCTCCTGGTCGGCGCGCTCTTCGGCGTGGTCACGAACACGGCCGCGAGCGGCGAAGAGACGGTGCTGCGGCTCGAAGGAGTGGTGACGCTCCCGAAGGCCACCGGTGCCCTCACGCTGTTCCAGAAGGTCTACTGGGACGATACCGCCAAGAAGGTGACCGGCACGGCCACCGCCAATTCGCTGATCGGCGTGGCCACGGCTCCCGTCGCTTCCGCTGGCACCCTGGTGAACGTGCGCCTCAACGGCACCTCGGTCTGATCCAGGCGGGGCGTTGGCTGTGATCGACTTCGACGCGCTGCTCAACGCCCCGATCTACGACACCTTCGCTGAGCCGGTCACCTATGCCCGGCCCGACGAGCCGCCCTTCCAGGTGCGGGGCGTCTTCAACCACAAGCACCTGCCCATCGACTTCGGCGACGGCGCCGCCATGTCGGCCGAGCAGGTCAACATCCGGGTCCGGCTGTCCGACTTCCCGCCACTGGTAGCGCCGGGGCAAGGGGATCGGCTGCAGGTCCGTGGCGCGACCTGGTTCGTCCAGGACGTGCAGAACCAGGGTGAGGGCGAGGCCATGCTGATCCTCTCCGCCCGCTCCCCGATCGACGGCTGACCCATGCCGCTCCCCATTCGGGCTTCCGTGCGCGAGGCGGCGCTCGCGCTGCTGCGCGAGCAGGTGCCGCAGGTGGAAGGGCGTGTCCATTCCGCCCGCGCCTGGCCGCTGCCTGTGGGCACGGAGCGCAAGAGCCTGCCAGCCCTCCTGGTCTACGCCTTCCGGGAACGGAAGGTGCCGACCGGCAACCTTGGGCCGCCAAGCTTCGACACGACGGTGACGCTGCAGATCATGGCCCGGGCGTCGGGCAAGCGTGAGGCCGATGTCGAGGCCACGCTGGACGAGATCAGCGGCGCCATAGAGGAAGGGCTGCTGGAGGATCCGAACTTCGTCTCCAGCCTGTCCTCCGTCGGCAACATCGACACGACCGTCGACATCCGCGCTGAGGGTGACCTGATCGTCGGTGAGGCCGCCATCTCCATCGACGTCACCTGGGGCGAGGACTTCCAGCCCCGGCTGCCGCACTTCTTCACCGGCGCCGACGTGCGGGTTGATGCGATCGACCCCGCGGACCGGGTGGGCGCCTACGTGGCGCCGGAGCCTTGGCCCCAGCCGGAGCCGCCACCCCGCAAGACCGGCCCCGATGGCCGCGCCGAGTGGGAATTCCCTGTCAATCCGCCCGTAATCTGAGGAGGGCCGTATGGCCGTCGGCTTTTCCACGATCCCCGCAGACTTGCGGATCCCGCTCTTCTGGGCGGAGTTTGACAACTCGCAGGCCGGCTACGGCAGCGGGGTCAAGCGCACCCTGATCATTGGCCAGACGGTCACCGCGCTGTCCGGCTCCATGACCTGGCCGCGGCTGGTGACGACCTATGAGGAGGCCGCCGGCCTATTCGGGCTGGGCAGCATGCTGGCCAACATGGTGAAGGCCTATCGGACCAACGACACCTTCGGCGAGCTTTGGGTCTATCCCTTCGTGGACGTGACCGCCGGCGTCGCCGCGACCGGCACCATCACCGCGTCGGGCACGGCCACGGCTGCCGGCACCCTGGCGCTCTATGTGGCCGGCACGCTGGTCCCTGTGGGCATCACGGCCGGCATGACCGCGGCCCAGATCGCTACAGCCATCGCGACCGCCATCAACGCCAACACGACCCTCCCGGTGACCGCCTCGGCCGCCACGGCCGTCGTGACCGTCACAGCCCGCCACAAGGGCACGCTCGGCAACAGCATCGACCTGCGCCTGAACTACCGCGGCGGTGCGGGCAGCGAGAGCCTGCCAGCCGGGATTGGCGCGGCTATCGTCGCCATGTCCGGCGGCACCACCGACCCCGACCTTGCGCCGCTTGGCGCCGTCCTGGGCGACGAGGAGTTCGACTTCGTTGTTTCGCCCTACACCACCACCGGGCAGCTCGACGCGATGCGCGACATCATGGGCGACACGACCGGCCGCTGGTCTTGGCAGCGCCAAGCCTATGGCCACGTCTTCTCCATGAAGGCCGGTGACGCTGCGGCGCTGCAGAGCTTCGGCGCCGCGCGGAACGACCAGCACGCCACGATCCTGGGCGTGGATGGCAGCCCCACCCCGCCTTACGAGTGGGCCGCTGCCTACGCGGGCGCCGCTGCCGTCTCGCTCCGTGCCGACCCGGCCAGGCCACTCCAGACCGTGCCCATTCGGGGGGTGCTGGCGCCCGACATCGGCAAGCGCTTCCCCCGCACCACGCAGCAGACCCTGCTGTCCTCCGGCGTGGCGCTGGCCGACTTCGCCCGGGACGGCAGCGCCATGATCCTGCGCGCGGTCACCACCTACCAGCGGAACAAGTGGGGCCAGGCCGACCTCTCCTACCTCGATACCGAGGTGCTCTACATCGCCATGGAGGTGATCCGCCGGCTGCGGTCCGTGGTGACCCAGAAGTTCGCGCGCTCCAAGCTGGCGAATGACGGCACGCGCTTCGGCGCCGGGCAGCCGATCGTCACGCCGAAGATCATCAAGGCCGAGTTGGTGGCGCAGTACGCCATCATGGAGGAGGAGGGGCTGGTCGAGAACGCCCAGGCCTTCGCCGCGGCCACCATTGTGGAGCGCAGCACGACGGACGTGTCGCGTGTGAACGTCCTCTACGCGCCCGACTTCATCAACGGCCTGCGGGTGCTGGCCGTCCTCGCCCAGTTCAGGAGCTGACCCATGGCCAACAAGCGAGTAGCCGGCACCTGCTATATTTATCAGGACGGCCCGATGATGAACTTGGGAGGCACGCTCAACATCGGCCCCAGCACCAGGAACCGTGAGGACGTCGTGGGACTTTCCGGCCCCGTAGGCGTCAAGGAGGCCTGGGTTCGGCCGTACATCGAGGCCGAGATCGTGAAGACCCCGGACCTCCGCCTCACCGATCTGGAGAAGGTCACGGACGCCACCATTACCGCCGAGCTGGCGGATGGCTCAACGGTGGTCCTCTACAACGCCTGCCAGGTCGGCGAACTCGAATACAGCGGCGCGGACGGCACGGTCACCGTGCGCTGGTCCGGCTCGATGATGGAGATCTGAGCGTGAGCGATCGCGTCAAGCTGGCCCTCTCCGCGCCGATCACCGCGCACGGCAATCAGGTCTCCGAACTCAGCTTCCGTCCGATGACCGGCAAGGATCTCCGCACGTGCGGGTTCCCGGTCAAGGGCGACAGCATCGACGCGGCGGTGGTGCATCGCCTCATCGCCACGCTCGCCGAGGTGCCGCCGTCCTCGATCGATGAGCTGTCCGCAGCCGATTGGACCGCGGCGTTCAACGTGGTGCAGGATTTTTTGGTGGCGCCGACATCCGGGAAGTCGGGGAACTCTACTTCGACCTCGGCGCCTGGTGGGGCGACATCGAGCACGTCATGAGCCTGACGGTGCCGGAAATGCTGCTCTACTTGGAGCAGGCGCACCGGATCCAGAAGGCACGGTCGCAGGGCTAGCGCCAGCTGCAGGCTTTTTGGATGGCGCCCACGGATGCACCGAGCCCAGATAGATCGAACACCAAGGTCATTTGCTGCCCGTCTTCGTCTCTGGCGCGTACGACAAGGCGCCGAGAAGCCAAAAGCTCGCGCAACATGCTCCGCGGGCTTGGGCTTAGCGTCAGGTTTTGGTTAAAGCGTTCCCACTGGACATTTTCAGCTTGGCGCGCGTCGAGACGCTGCGTGACTTCGACCGATGCGTCCGTTTGGCCACGCGTTTGGCGAGGCGATCGGCTAAGCCGTGGTTTCGAAGGCCAAGCAATGCCAATCCTCGGTTCGTTGCCGGTACACAGAATACCCATTGCGCCCATGTTCAGCGGGTCCAGCGACACGGCCTCGGCCACCTTGCTGATCTGAACGATCCGCCGGTCATCAACCGGATCCATTTGATCAGATAGTTCCCATCCGCCGACAGCCTGGGCGCGGGCTGGAGCCGCAAGCAATACCAACAGAGCGGCAACAGCGGCGAGCCGGCGCATGGTGTTTTCCTCAAATGTGATCGGGATTTTGGCAGCACAACCGGCGGTTGATCAACTGTCGTATCGGAGGGCCCGAACTTGGCCGTTGACGAGCAATTCCGGGCCGTCATTTCGGTCGATGACCGGACCGCCGCCCCCATCCGCCGTATCCAGCAGAACCTTTCCAGGATCGGCGAGAATACCGGCCTGATTGGCCTGGGGCGCGTGGCTACCCGACTGTCGATGTCCATGGGCGGATTGGCCCGCGCCACAGCCTCCGTCGCGGCGCCGCTTGCCGTGGTGGGTGCCCTGGGTGCCGGCGCTGGCCTCGTGGCGCTGGTGCGGGCCACGGTCGACAGCGCCGGTGCCCTGACCGACCTATCAGCGCAGCTTGGCTCCAGCGTGGAGAGCCTTCAGTCGCTGCAGTTCGCAGCCGGGCAGGCCGGCGTTGGGCCGGAGCAACTGACGGGCAGCCTGGAGCGCCTGCAGCGCGGCATGCGCGACGCTTCAGTCGGCGGCAACAAGAACCTCCTCGCCCTCTTCCGCCGCATGCGGATCCCGCTGCGTGACGCTCGGGGCCAACTCCGCGGCGCGGCGGAGGTGATGCCGCAACTGGCGGACGCCTTCGCCAAGACCAGCAACCCGGCCGTCCGCACTGCCATGGCATTCGCCCTCTTCGGACGGGCCGGCGGACCGCTGATCGCGATGCTGTCGCAGGGCGGCGACGCGCTGAAAGAACAGCAGGAGCGCTGGCGCGAACTCGATGGCAGCATCACGGAAGCCAACAAGGGCGCTCTCGATGAGGTCGGCGATCGACTTGGTGAAGTGGGTACAGCCCTCGTTGGCGTGCGCAATGCCATCGTCGTGCGCTTGGCTCCCGCCCTCGGCCCTCTGCTGGAGCGGATGGCGACCTGGATTGCGGCCAACAAGGAGCTGATCGCGACCAAGGTCGAGGCCTGGTTCCTGCGCGTCGTGGGCGCGATCGAGCGCTTCGACTTGGAGGCCGCGATCACCAAGGTCGACGGCTTCCTCACCAAGGTCAACACGACGGTCGAGGCCATGGGCGGATGGGAGCGGGTCATCAAGCTGGTGGGCCTCGCTCTGACGGCGTCACTCGTCGCGCCCCTGGTCAAGATCGGAGCGACGTTGGCAGGCATCTTCGCCGCTACGCCACCGGCTTGGTTGCTGGCACTGATCCGATTTGCAGGCGCCCCGGCAGCTATCGGAGGCGCACTGTTTGGCTTGGACCGCCTCGGCGAGCAGCGAGACCGGACGGGGACGCGGCAGCGCGAGCAGGGAAAGAACTTCAGCGGGCGCGGCGATCTCACCCAAGGCTTTGGGCCTCGCCCTGAAGATCCGGGCGACGAACCGGCCGCGGCGCCTGCCCCACCGCGCGTGCCGCGCCCCGCGCTCCCCGGCACGCCTTTCAATCCGCTGGCCGACCCCACCACCGGGCGGCCGCTCTTTCGCCTGCAGTCCTTCCGCCCCGGCGGTTCGGACATGGGCGACGACATGCCGACCCGCCGTCCCTCCATCTGGGACCGGCCGTCCGCGACACCGCAGCGAGGGGAGGTCGAGGTGAACGTGCGCTTCGAGAACACCCCGCCCGGCGCCCGGGTCGAAGCTGAGACACGCGGGGCGGCCGTTCGCGCCCCGACCCTGAACGTCGGCTACGCGCGCATGGGCGTGGCCTGATGTCCGGCTTCCTCGGCTCCATCCTACCCGGTCTGCCGACCGGCACCTGGCGCGACGGCCTGCGCCCGGCCTCCTTCCGCGGCGTGCCTTTCGAGGTGGACACGCACGAGCGGGAGGGCGGCCGGCGCGTTGCCGAGCACGAGTTCCCGCTGCGGGACCAGGGATCGGCTGAGGATCTTGGCCGGTCGCTCCGGAAATTTGGCTTCGATGCCTTTGTCATCGGCGACGACTACATGGCGGGGCGGGATGCGCTGCTCACCGCCTGCGAGGACACGGCCGGTCCCGGCACACTGATCCACCCCACCCTGGGCGAGTTCCAGGTGATCTGCTCCCGGGTGAGCGTTCGCGAGACCAAGAACGACGGCGGGCTCGCGGTCCTGTCGCTAACCTTTGTCGAGGCCGGCGCGTCGCCTTCGCTGGTTCAGCAGACGAGCACGCTGAGCCAGGTTCTTTCGACGGTCCGGCGGGTCATGAAGGTGGCCCGCTTCGCCTTTGCCATCTACCAGGTCTCCCGCGGCAACCTGGGCGGCTTCCTGGCCCGGGCTGGTCTGGGCCTGCTCGCCGAGGCCAGCCCGGTCCTCTCCGCCCGCTTCCTGGGCCTCCCCGGGCTTGACCTGGTGGGGATCGGCATCTCCATCGCCGACATGACCCGCGACGCCGGCACCTTCGACGCCGAGGGCTACGCGGCCCGCGCCACGGCGCCGATCGAGGCTGTGGCGGATGCAGACCTTGCCGAGGTACTGGCGCCGGAGCCGGGGGAGGCGTTCACCTCCCGGGCGGACGGCGCGCGCGACCCGCGGGCCGATGCTGGCGCTGCCCTGCTGGCGCTCTGGGCTGCCCCTGCCATTCTGCCCGTTCCCGCCAATGAGGCGCGCGAGCACGAGGCGGTCCGGCTGGCAACCGACGAACTGCTACGGCAGGCGGCACTCGCCGGTGCTGTTCAGTCCTATGCGCTGGCAGAGTGGCCGCATGCGGACGCGGCGGTGCCGGTCAGGGACGCCCTGCTGGTGGCGCTCGACACCGCAGCCGACCGCGCGGCGGACGCCGGCGATGACGACCTCTTCCGCGCGTGGCGGGCCCTTTCCGTCAGCGTGGTGGATGACTTCCGCGAGCGCATCCAGCAGGCACCCCGCCTGGTGCCCTACAGCATCGGGCGCGGCCTGCCTGCGCTGGCGCTGGCGCACCGGCTATACCGCGACGCCAGCCGGACCGACGAGCTGGCGGCCGTGACCGGTGTGGCCCATCCGGCCTTCCTGCCGGCCGCGGGCACGAGGCTCGCGCCTTGAACGAGGAGGTCGAGCTTCAGATCGCCTCGCGGATCTTCACTGGCTGGAAGGCGATCCGCATCACGCGCGAGCTGGATCGCATGGCATCCGACTTCGACCTGACCGCCGCTGGCCGCTGGCCGGGGCAGGGCGAGCCGATCATGCCCTTCATGCCGGTGGCGATCCGCCTGGGCGGCGTGGTGGTCCTGACGGGCTATGTGGACGTGGTGGCTCCGGTGATCGAGGCCAAGCGCCACGACGTGCGGATCGCCGGCCGGAGCAAGACGGCCCAACTGATCGACTGCACCCCGGAACTGAAGGGCAGCGAGCTACGCGGCGCGACGCTCGACGCGGCAGCCCGGGCCCTGGCCGCACCCTTCGGCGTTGCGGTGCGCGCCGAGACGGAGATGGGCGAGCCATTCAAGAGCGAGGCCATGCTGGACCATGGCGAGACGGCCTACACGGCCATCGAGCGCCTGGCCCGGCTGCGCAGCGTCCTGGCCACCGACGCCCCCGACGGCGCGCTGGTGCTGACCCGTACCGGCGAGGCCCGGGCCAAGGACAGCCTTGTGGAAGGCGTGAACATCGAGGTCGGCAAGGTGGTGCTGGACGGCTCCAGGCGGTTCAGCCGCTACATCGTCCAGGCACAGAAGCCGCTGGCCGCCGCGTCATCGTGGGACGGGGACGGCGACCTGGAGGACGAGGACGAGGAGGAGCGGCCCAACGCCGGCGTGGCCGTGAGCGTCCTGGGCTCTGCCGACGACGCCGACGTGCCGCTCTACCGGCCCCGCATCGTCAAAGGCGAGGCGGCCATGACCCCGGCCCAGGCGCGCGAGCGGGCGGTCTGGGCGGCGAACACGGCCCGGGCGAAGGCGCTGCAGGCGAATATCACCGTGAAGGGCTGGCTGCAGAGCGACGGCAAGCCCTGGCTCGTCAACACGCTGGTCCAGGTCAGTGCCCCGACGCTGCTGATGGAGGGCGAGATGCTGATCGCCGGCGTGACCTACAACATGGACGATCGGAGCGGCCGCACCACCGAGTTGACGGTGGGGCCGCCCGACGCCTGGACCCCGAAACCGCCGAAGGTGAAGAAGGGGAAGAAGACCTCGACGGCCGGTGCCGTGGATACCTGGGCCGGCGTGGGGTCGATCCGGTGAGCGAGCCCACCCGCGGCCGCATCGTCAGCACGCGCACCCGCGGTGGCCGCGCCCTGGCGACTGTGCTGCTGGCCAGCGGTGACACCCGGACCCGCGTCGAGCTGCTGATGCCCTACGGCCTGTCCGCCCTCCCCGAAGAGGGCGCGGACGTGATGGTGCTGGAGGTGGGCGGGAACCGGGATCACTTGGTGGCCATGATGGCCGATGCGACCGGCCTGCGCATCCCTGGCCTGGCACCGGGCGAGGTCGGGATCCGCGACAAGCGGGGCCAGCAGGTTGTGCTGCGCGGCGATGGCGTCGAGATCACTGGCGCCCTGAAGGTGACCATCGTCAGCAGCGGGCCGGTCGCGCTGACGGCGCCGACCACGACGATCACCGGCAACCTCGACGTGGTGGGAACCATCACCGCGACGGTGGACGTGCTGGGCGCAGGGAAGAGCCTGAAGACCCACCAGCACGGCGAGACGGGCACCGGCGGCGGCACCACCACCGCGCCGATCTGACGAGGGCAGTTCATGGATCTGGCGGTAATCTGGAGCGCGGCCGAGGGGCGCGGCGACCTGCTGCTGTCCGGGCCGGACCTTGCCTCCGAAGGCGGCCTCCGCACGGCCGTGGCGATCAGCCTGCTCACCGACCGCACGGCCGAGGTCACCGACACACCGGGCGAGCCCTGGGACGGCGACCCTCGTGGCTGGTGGGGTGACATGCCCATCGGGCCCGAGGACACGCGCGGGCCGGTGGGATCGCGCCTGTGGCTGCTGCGCCGCGCCAAGCGGACCTTGGCCACCCTTCGGCAGGCCGAGGCTTACGCGCGCGAGGCGCTGGGCTGGCTGACCGAGGATGGCATCGCGACCCGCGTCGACGCTGCGGCGGCCTGGCGCGGCGCCCTGAACGACCAGCTCGCCCTGACCGTGACCCTGCACCGGCGGGATGAGCGCACCGGGGAGGCGTCCACGACCTATGACTTCGCCTGGGAGATGGCCTGATGCCCTTCGCGCGCCCGACGCTCGAAACCCTGCGGCGCGACACGCGGTCCTTCGTCCAGGCCAAGCTGCCGGGCACGGAACCGGCCCTGCGGCACAACCTCCTCGGCATCCTGGCCGATGCCGAAGCGGGTCTCACCCATCAGCAGATGGGCTACCTGGACTGGATCGTCCGGCAGGTCATTCCCGACACCGCCGAGGACGAGTTCCTGGATCGATGGGCGCGGCTGGTCGGCCTCACCCGCAAGCCCGCCACCCAAGCCGCCGGAACGGTCACCTTCACGGGCACGGTCGGCGTGCCAATCGATCTCGGCACCGAGCTCACGCAGCCGGACGGCACCACCTACGCCACCACCAGCGCCGCCACGATCGGCGGCGGCGGGTCCGCCACGGTGCCCGTTTCGGCGGTCGAAGGCGGAGCCGCGGCGAACCTGGCAGCCGGCGTCACCCTGACCATGGTCACCGCGGTGCCCGGGCTCTTCAACACGGCCACGGTCGCGGCTCTCGGCCTCACCGGTGGCGGCCCGGCCGAGACCAATGCGGAACTGCAGGCCCGCCTGCGCCTCCGCCTCTCCTCCCCGCCCCAAGGCGGTGCAGCCTCCGACTACGTGGCCTGGGCACTCTCCGTCCCCGGCGTCACCCGGGCCTGGGCCTACCCGCAGCGGCGCGGCGCCGGCACGGTGGACGTGGCCTTCGTCATGGACGGACGCGAGAACATCATCCCCGATCCGGCCGACGTCGCCGCAGTGCAGGCAGTCATCGATCTGCGACGGCCGGTGACGGCCGACAGCCTCGTTTTCGCGCCAACGCCGCTGACGGTGAATGTCACCTTCTCCGAGCTTTCGCCGAATACTGCTGTGGTTCAGGCGGCCATCACCGAGGAGGTGCTGGCTCAGATTGAGCGCGATGCGGTGCCGGGCGGCACGCTGCGCAAGTCCCGCCTTGTCGAGGCTGCTTCGCGCGCGGCCGGCGAGGCGTACCACACCATGTCCGTCCCGGCGGGCAACATGACCTTCGCATCCGGCGTCATCGGTGTTCCCGGTACGGTGACCTTCCCATGAGCACGCCGGTCCTCGACGCGGACGACTTCACCCAAGCCCTCGCCGACCTCCTACCGGTCGGCGCCGTGTGGCCGCGTGATCCCGACGCCACCCTCATGCGGCTGGTTGCGGGTCTCGCCGGCGGCGCCAATGCGGCGCACCAGCGGGCGCAAGACCTGCTGCTGCGCGAGAGCGACCCGGCCCAGACCGTGGAGCTGCTGCCGGACTGGGAGCGCGCCTATGGCCTGCCGGATACATGCGCCCCGGACGCCCAGGGCCTACAGGAGCGGCAGGCGGCCCTGCAGGCGCGTATCGCCGCGCTGGGTGGGCAGTCACGCGCCTATTACATCGCCGTGGCGGCGGCGCTGGGCTTCCAGATTACCATCGACGAGTTCCGGCCGTTCCGTGCCGATCGCAGCACGGCGGACACGCCTGTGAATGACACGCCCTGGCCATTCACTTGGCGGGTGAACGCGCCGGATCTCACGACGATCTACTTCCGTGCAGATCGCAGCACCTCTGAAGAGCCGCTGGAGCGCGCAAGCAACCAAATCCTTGAGTGCGTCATAGGGCGTCTCGCGCCGGCGCACACCACCGTCCTATTCTCCTACGGGGGCTAATCCATGTTCCGTATTGACCACCCGACGGCAGCGGCCTCGCTGCCGACGATCGGCGCAGCCGGCACGCCGGGGTATTTCGACGCCGACACCGTCGTCACGAAGGACTGGCTCAACGCGGTCCAGAACGAGCTGGCGCATGTAATCGGCACCGCTGGCATCCCGCTCGCAAAGCTGGATCATACTCAGCTGCTGGCGGCCCTGCGCGCCATGTTCGGCGGCACCGGCCTCCTTGGCGCCAACGGCTATATGCGCCTGCCCGGCGGACTGATCGTGCAGTGGGGAAATAACGGGACGGAGGTGGGGGGCAACGTCAACTTCGCCTTCCCGCTCACCTTCCCCAACGCGTGCCACATCGTGCTCGCCATGGAGGCCTCTGCGGATGGATGGGGGCCCGGGTCCTGCCGCGTCTTCGGATGCAATCTCCGGACGCAGGCAGGAACGATCATCAGTTCGGCTGTCGTTACGGCAGGGGCCGTGACATTCGGCAGCGCGGCATTCTTTTGGATCGCTCTGGGGCACTGAATATGACCGACGAACTTGGACGGAAATACGTCGTCGTCGACGGCGAGGGTCGCGCGCTGGCTTTCTATGCCGCTGGCTTCAATCCGACGATCCCGGCGGATGCTATTCCGATCTCCGATGAGGTCTGGGCCGAATGGTCACAGGCGAGCCAGCGGAAGGTCTGGCGGGACGGCGAGCTTGTGGACGCGCCAGCGCCCGCTTCTGGGCCTCCGCCCGTGCCAACCTCCATCACTGCCCGGCAGGCCCGTCTTGCGCTGCTGCAGGCCGATCTGCTGGACAAGGTCGAGGCTGTAGTTGCTGCAGCTGATCGCTCGGCGCAGATCGAGTGGCAGCACGCCGCGACCATCGAGCGAGGCAGTCCGCTCGTTGCCACCCTTGCAGCGAAGGTGCCTCTGACGGCGGCGAAGCTGAACGATCTCTTCAAGGCTGGCGCGGCACTCTAGCCGCTCCCCCCAATCCGTCCGCCTGACAACCGCGCGCTTCCGGGCTGCGCGGCGCTCCCGCATGCGAGGTGCTCATGACCGTTGTTTCGGCCGACCTCGGGCTGCTGCCCGACGCTGATGTGCTGCGTCCGCGCGTCTGGATCGGGGACACCCTGGTCGTCCGGGTGCAGTTCCGCGACGAGGCACGCAAGCCGGCCGAGCCGCCCGGGCCGGTGGTGTTCCTCTGGAAGTCGCCCAGCAATGTGGTGCTGGAACTGCCGGGCGTCGCTGTCGCCGGGAAGGTGGGTGCCTACAACTGCGAGTACCAGGTGCCGACGACGGGCCTCTGGGCGGTGCGGGCTGACGGCGGCGACGGGCAGTCACTGGAATGGACCGAGGTCACGGTCGTGCCGGAGCCCCCGGTGGGCTCCATCCCCCAGCAGTCGATCTGGCTGAGTGCGGTGGGCGTGGCCGCGGTTTCCACGCGGGGCACCCACCTGGCCGGCGCCACCATCCCGCAGTTCCCCGCGAAGGCCACGCTTGAGGCCAGCGACACCATCCCAGGCGTCGACGCCGACGGGAACAGCGTGCGGCTGCCGGGCAACGCTGTGATCGACGCCGCCCTCGCCACCGTCGCCCCCGCCGTCCAACAGGTCACCCAAGCCGCCGCGACCGTCGCCACCCAGGCGGGGGAGGTGGCGGGGAATGCGCAGGCGGCGCAGGAAGCGGCGGAGGCGGCTTCCCAGAGCGCCGAGCAGGCCGGGACGGCAGGGGCCGAAGCGGGATCGGCCAGTGGCGCTGAGGCGGGCTCAGCAGCAGCTCAAGCTGTTCTAAATGCGAAGGCGGATATAGCGGCACTTGATGAAGCCACGACCTTCACGGCCGGGTACACCGGGGCGGCTCCCCGTCCGCTGAAGGACTGGGCAGCCGATGGCGGGCCGTCCATCCGCGACTGGCGACTGTCTACTGACCCCGTGAACGACTGGGGGAGCACCATCGATCGGGCGGCGCAGGCGGTGTCGAATGCCGGCGGAGGATCGCTGCGTGTTCCTGTCGGCGTCTTCGTGCTGGATCAGCCGCACACCCCTAAGAGCGGCGTGATCCTCACTGGATCAGACCGGCGACAGGCGATCCTACAAAAGTCAGGGGGGTCAAATACATTCGATCTGATCCACATTTCGGGGGCGGTGTCTAACATCGCTCTCCGAGAGCTTGGTCTTGACGGTAATCGGCGCGCCCAAACTGATGCGGCAGCGGCTCAGTCTACCATTGCAATTGATGATCCAACCACAACAGCCAGTGACTGCCGGATAGAGCGGTGTCGCATCTGGCAGTGGTCGCAGCAAGGCATGGGCGTACACGTTAAGGGTTACCGGGGCGTTATCCTCCATGACAACGACATTGAAGACGGTGGAGACCCGAGCCTATATCACGCCATCTACACGCGGCGATGCAGCGACGTTGCCGTGACATGGAACCGCATCAAGAACGCTCTCGGGCAAGGCGTTAAAGTAGTTGATAATCAAGTCAGCGCCTACGACTGCCTGGTTGCGTACAATCGAATTGAGGGCGGTAATCGAGGCATCGCTGTCAGCGATGTGGACGACGTAACCGTCATCGGAAACCGCATTTACAACATGGTTTCTGAAGGCATTCGTCTTGGGACCGAGAGCGAACCGAGCCTCACTAACGCTCAGATCCTTTCAAATCGCATTGCCTTTGCGGGGGACGGCATCGTTCTGGTAGCGGCCCATCGCACAATCGTTCAAGGCAACGTCATTAGAGAGGCAACAGCCTCAGGCATCCAGATCAACGGTACGATTGGAACGAATGTCGAGGGTAACGCTGTTATCAACACGATTACACCCATTCCAGCAGGCCAAGGCGTGCATCAGATTACTGTTCCGCCTAGCGGAGCTTGTAGCAATCTGAAGGTGATCGGAAATCATCTTCGCTTGGGCGTTGGCGGTGGTACGTCTCGTAACGGCATCAACATCCGTGGTTCTGGACACACGGATGTCACTATCGCAGACAACGCCTTTGAAGGCGGAGGCTTCACTACCCGCGAAGCATCTTCGGTGGACTACAAGATATCGCCTCATCGGGTAATGCGTGTTGCGACGGGGAAGGTGGATGATACCACCCCCCTGCCCACCAGTGCTACCGGGCTTACATCAGGGACGCTCTGGAACAACGGAGGGGTGGTCAATGTGGTCCCCTGACCCCCACCCGAGGGCACCGCTCAAGAAGCGGCGACCTTCTTAGCCCATGCCACCTTGTTGTTAGCGGCGAAGCTTACATACCTGTAGTCGAGTTCGTTCAGGTTCTGCACACGCAAATTCAGATGCTGTGCTCGTGTCAGCGCGTAGAAGAAAGCGGATTGATCCACTCCCCAGATTGGGTTCTGTCCTGATGCACCTTCAACCCTGTGATAGTAAGCGGCGACGTAATTGAGCAGGCGGCGGTTTTGTTCCGTTCTTCTTATATACATGAGGTTCACGATTACCCGCTTCCAAGGAAAATAATTCCTCCTGGGCCGGATGCGCACGGCGACATCGGCACCGTCCACACCCCTCGCTAGTTCATCTGCTTGACCAGATAAGCTTACATCTATGTCGCTGATAATAATGTCTGAGCCGTACAGGTCCATAATTGACCTTGCAGCCAAGAAACGCACCGACGCGAAATATGGGCGCTGATCGGCGGTGTCATGGTGTGTGCTGTAGCTGTAATTGACGGCCAAATCGGGGTGTCGATTAGCTATCCGCTCGCGGACGTCTCTCGTCGAGGAGGTCGGGTTCACGATGTGAAGGTGAATGGTGCCCCGGTATTTGTTGGCTGCCGCGGATGCAGTGACCGCTTCGGCGAACTTCTCGAAGTATTTCGCATCGGCAGCGCAAAAGTGCACGGGCGCATCTGGATTGTGGCGGTTGCTGATATCCAACTGCCATTCGAACGGCTTGCCTGCCGCCTCGTTCTCCAGGTCATCATACGAGCTGTCCTCCCAAGGCAACACAGAAAAGATCGGATGCTGGACAGCGGGGAGCGGAAACTCATTCTGCCCGATGTTATTCCTTGCCTCCACGATCAGCCGCGTCGCCTTCTCATGGTGACCTGAGAGGAAGTTTAGTGCGGCACGCGCCAAGATAAACCAAGCATCGTTCGGGAAGCGCGTGGCCCAATCTTTCACAAAGCGGCGGTTTTCCGCAAGTGCACTAGGCTCGGAGCTTTCGAAGTTGCTCAGCAGCAGGAAGTTCGCGGACGCTTTCCACAATCGCGTCGCGTTCTCTGGTGGCCCCAAGATCGCGAGCGTTTGGGTGAACCAAGCCGCGCTCTCAGTGTATTTTCGTGAGTTAAATAGGCGGTGTGCCACTCTGTAGGAATGCCAAGCAGTCTCCGCGTCTGCAGGGCTGGACACCCGCCGCACTAAATAGTCGTCGATATCATCGCTTCGGTTTATTTTGAGGTATCTGCCATCTTTCTCAATGACCGACAAAATCAAGGGTTCAGCCTCCTTGAGCTTGCCAGAGCGAACAAGGTTTATGCCCTCAGCGTAAATCTTAGCTGTGTTCATTTATAATGACCGCCGAATGTCCACCGTAACCCGCGCGATGCCGAAGCAGGCGCAGGAATGTGAGGGTATCATAGGGATGTTGCGAGATTGTGGAACTGGCCCTCCAAGGGAGGCTTTTTCCCAGATGCTGGGGTATGCGCCGCGCATACGGAGCCTGACTGATGCCGAGTAGGGGGAGCGTCACTATGCCCGGCGTGCGCGTGGTGCAGACTGTGGTGGGGGGATAGGGGATGAGCGCATTCGTCCGCATCCGACAATGGTTCAGCCGCTTGGTGCACCGACCGGCGGACCTCTTCGATATCGCCTCGGGCTTTGCCACCACACTTTTCGTGGTGCTCGCAGCATGGAACCACGCCGATCCGCAGGTGTCGCCCAGCATGTCCTTCATCGGCGACAAGGCGCCGTGGTGGCTGTGGTTCACCGTCATCGGCCTGGCCGCTGCGTGCCAGCCAGTCGCCCTCCATCTGGACGACCCCGACGACCCGCGGCACCCGTTGCTGCAGCCCGCCAAGTGGGCGCGTTTCATCCTGGCTGGCACGATCGGCTGCTGGTTCTTCATCCTCTACTGGTCAATGTGGCTGAAGCTCGGGCCCCACCACGTCGAGGCCCTGTACCTCATGATGGTCGGGATGAACGCCTACATCGTCGCGCACGTCCTCTTCCGAGCCCGTGATTGATGGATGCCCTGCCGGTTGATCTGCTGAAGCAGGTCCACCCGGTCTATGGCGGCGCCATCGGCTTTGGGTTCTGGGTACTCTTGCAGTGCTGGAGAGCCTGGCGGGAGTTCAAGCGCGAGCAGCGCGACGTGGGAAAGGTGGACGACACCAAGGAGCAGAACCGGCAGGCACGGCTCACCAGTGGCTTCGCTGCCCTCGACGCGAGCCGGGACAAGCAGATCGCCAACCTCACCGCCCAGCTTGAGGAGCGGCAGCAGGAAATGGATGCGGCGGGCCGCAGGCACCGCGCTGAGCTAGGCCGCCTCGATACTCGCTTGGCCGCGAAGTCCGAGACGCTGGTCCGAACCGAGGCAGACCGCGATCGGGGCTGGGACCTGGCGCGCGAATGCCACGATGATCTGCGCGCCATGCGGCACGCTGCAAACGACCGTATCGAGCAGGCCTATGCGGCCGGGAAGTTCGGCCTGCCGATGCCTGAGGGTATTGCGCCGGTTCCGCCCCTGCATACCCGCGCCGGGAAGCGGCCGGACTAACCGCGCCTCATTCGTTAGTTAGGTCGGTGAAGGCGCTTCGGGATCGGGACCAAGCTGCCGGTGTGAAAAGCCACTTCGAGGCCGAGTTCATCTGCACGAGCCTCGGACACTACGACAAAGTTTGGTCCGGCTGAGGTCTGGTAGGTAACGACAACGTACCGTCGATCGTCTTCTGACCTTGGATCGGACAAGCTCTCGATCCTGAGAATGCGCGCTAGGCCGTCCGGGAGGACGCAAGTCCTGTCCGCGCCTTCAACATTCTTTAGAGCCATTCGGCCTGTCTCCTCATGCGAGGAGGCTGCGGATAGGCGCACAAGCGATAAATGACATTCACTCTCATTAACAATGCGTATTCGTGGCCCGCCGTCCGGCGGCTCTACACTCGTGGGATCGGAACCAGATGACCTTCTTGGAGGGCCTCGTAGATCCCGAGCTCCGCCGCCCGCTCCGAGCTCATGACCACGAAGCTGGAGCGGAACGCCACCCGGTACCGGATCGCCACGAGGTGCGACGCATCTAGCCCCGGACCGGAAATCGTCTCGACACTCAGAATGTGGGCAAGGCCGTTCGACGGCGCCAGTGCTGCGCCGTCATCGTTTCCAATACGTGCCATGGCACTCACCTGCTCAGAGGCTGGCCGGCCAATGGGCTGATGCGTCCGCTTCCGCATTCACCTTCGTTATTCGCTGCGTAGCGATCCGACACCCGGCGGCTCCGGGCACCCCTGACAATCTGGAGGAGACCCATGGCACCAGTAGTGCTGGGGCTGGGCGCGCTCGCTGTGGAGTACGGGCCAAGCCTCGCGCGCTGGATCTTCGGCGATAAGACAGGGGAGACGGCACAGCAGGCCGCGGACCTCGTGCAGGCAGTGACCGGCACCAGCGATCCGGCGACGGCTGCGGCCCTCCTGGCAGATCCGGCCAAGGCAGCAGATCTGCGCATCCGCCTGGCCGAGATCGCGGCCCAACGCGAAGCCGCCGCCGATCAGGCCAGGCTGGAGACCTTCCGGGCGGTGGTGGCGGACGCGGCCAATGCTCGCGCTGCCTCATCTGCCTCGCCCCTCATCGCACGAGCGCAGGTGACGCTCGCTGCGGTGATCACCCTCATGTTCGGCCTGACCCTGGTCCTGGCCGCCACGCGCGGCGTGCCTCCTGGCATCGACCTGCTGCTAGGCGCGCTGATCGCCGCCTTCGCCGGTGTGACGGCCTTCTTCTTCGGCAACAGCACCTCGGGGCACACGGCGAACAACACCCTCGCCGCTCTGGCTGGCCGTCCTGCGTCCGCGGCCATCGCCACCACCGGAACCGTCGTGGTGCCCGGCCAGCCTTCCCCTCCTGGCACATCGGCAGACGCCCTGATGGCCGCCTTCAACCGCCCCCGCTCATAGGAGAGACCCCATGCTCGATATCGCCCCCTACAAGCCCATCCTCGGCTTCGCCTCCTGGGTCCGCGGTGCGCCTCCTGGCTCGCCGATCCAGCACTGCACCACCGGCGATCAGATCAATGCGGCGCTGAAGCTGGCAGATGGCCCGCTCTTCATCAGCGTGGAGGGCGACATCTCGGGCGAGAACACCAAGGACAATGTGATCCGCATCGAACGGGTGCGGCAGATCACCATCATCGGCGACGGTAAGAGCAAGATCCGAGGGGTTGGCTTCCGGACGAACGATGCGGAAGACATCGTCTATGCCAACCTCGACATCGGCCAGGTGAACGAGGGACCGAAGGACTGCATCGGCATTGAGGGGGCGAGCCGGGGCGTCGTGGTCCTGCACTGCCACCTGTCCGGCTCGATGGCGAAGAGCAAGGACTATTTCGACGGTCTGGTCGACGTGAAGCACGAGGCGTCCGAGGTCTGCCTCGCCTACAACCACTTTCATGATCACCACAAGGCGGTGCTGATCGGGTCGAGCGACAGCGACAAGGGCAACCGCCGCGTCACTATCGTGCGGAACTTCTTCGATGACCTGGGGTCGCGCGGCCCGTCCAACCGCTTCGGCGAGGTGCACATCGCTGACAACTTCTTCCGCGGCATGGACACCAGCGGCATCAACATGCGGATGAGCGCGGTTGGTCTGATCGAGGGGAATGTCTTCGAGCGGGTGAAGCTGCCGATCTGCTCGCTCGACAGCAAGGAAATCGGGCTCTGGCATCAGCGGGGCAACCGATACATCGAGTGCGAATGGCCGAAGGTCAGCGGCAAGGCCGTGGCGAGCGGGCAGGACGGACAGAGCACCACGGAGTGGATGCCGCCCTATAGCTTCGTTCGCTTGCCCTTGGATGAGGTGGTGGCGCATGTGACGCGCTTCGCCGGGCCGCTCCATGCCGGCGCGATCGGACCGGTCATCGACGGCCAGGCGACAGAGCTGCCGGAGCAGCCCGGATCGAATGAGCCGGAGAAGCCGGTGGACGAGCCCAGCACGGACCAGCCGGGGCAGGGCGAGACCGAGGTGGTGGATCTCGCCCCCATCGTGGCCGCGCTGGATCGAGCGGAGGCGGGGCTGGATCAGTACAAGGCCGCGCTCGCCGAGGTCCGGCGGCTGCTGGGGGCCGGGTGATGGGCTTCTGGCGCTGGATCACCGGCAAGGACGGGAGCGCGACGGCAACGTGGGATGAGGGGGCGGGACTGACAATTCCCGTCTCCACGGTGGCCGAGACGGTGGACCTAGCCATTCCGGCCAAGCCGATCGTCACCGCCAGCCTCCTGAAGCACCTCGGCTGGACCGACCCAGCCGGCTACGCGCCGCATATGGCCGAAGCCTGCACGACCTACGGCATCACCACCCAGCAGCGCCTAGCCTGCTTCCTGGGGCAGGTCGGGCACGAGAGCCTGCGCGGCTTCTACACGGCCGAAATCTGGGGGCCGACCGCCGCGCAGAAGGGCTACGAGGGGCGGAAGGATCTGGGCAATACCCAGCCCGGCGACGGCCTGCGCTACCGGGGCAGGGGGCTGATCCAGATCACTGGCCGCGCCAATTACATGAAGGCGGCAGCGGCGTTCGGTATGTCCATTGAGGCCCTGCCAAAGTGGCTGGAGAGCCGAGAAGGGGCAGTGACCTCGGCCGCCTGGTGGTGGAAGGCGAATAGCTGCAACGAGCTCGCCGACCGGGCTACGACCGGAGACGGGTTCGTGGCCCTGACCAAGCGGATCAACGGCGGGACCAATGGCCTGTCCGAGCGGCGGGCGCTGTATCAGAAGGCGCTGGCCGCCTTGTCCTGAAGTTCCGAGGGACGTTGACGGCGGAAGAGGTCTGCGCTCCTCATGTGGAGATGCAACGATGCGCCATGTCGAGCCCGTGATCGACGCTCCCGCCAGCCTAACTGTCAAGCTTGACAACCGCGTTCCGGTAGAGCTCGGGGCTTTCACCACTAGTCTTCAGGCGCTCGCCACCTTGTACGCCCGCCATGCTGCGACGGCGGGAGAGGTCGTGAACGGCGAGGAGGTCCGCCTTCACATCCGCAAGGTGGAGGCCGGCTCGATCATCGTGGATCTTGTGGCGATCGCGCAGACATATTCTCCGCTCCTTACGACGGGGCGTTCTCTGATCGGCTTCGCCACCGACTTGAAGAAGCTCTACGATTTCGCCAGGGGCAAGGAGCCATCTCCGCCGGCAACGATGGACAGGGCAGACGGCAAGCTAGCGAAGGACTTCTTGGCTGCCGCCTCTCGCGACCCGCAGTCACAGATGTGGGTACAGGCAGCGGAGGGCGCCGTTGTTACGGTCAATGTCCTGAACGTCACGGGTCTAGAGGCGGCGGGTGTGCAGAGCCGCCTGGACCACTGGGTTGGGTTGGAGCGACTGCCGCTTACAGGCATCAGGCGCGGCGTTCTGTTCTTCTGGAAGCAAGCCAGAGAGGGGGATGCGAAGGCTGGCAACCGCGGGATCATCGAGGCGATCAGCCCCAAAGCAATTCGGACCCGCTTTGCCGATCCTTCAATGCAGGCCCCCATGCTGGAGGATGCTCTGTTTCGGCGCGCATATGTGGTCGACGTGGATGTTCAGACCATCGGCGGGGTGCCAAGCCTCTACACGATCCTGGCGGTGCACGAGACGATCGATCGAGAGGATGTCTAACTGATCGCGAACTATTCTCCTCCCGGGCGGCATGTGCCGATCTGCGGTTTGCGGATCCTACCCCCTTTTGGCTGGCGACGGTGGGGGCAGGGGCTTATTGTTGCACTGCAACGGCCGTCTCGGTGGCGCTCCCTCCGAGGTGCCACAAAGCAGGGATGACCCCAAACGGTCCCTGACGGTCAGTCAGCCGCTCTCCCGCAAGGGATCGGCATTCAAGACCTGGGGCGACCCAGGCAAAAGCCGCTCGGTGGGTTGGGACACATCCCGCTAACCCGCCGGGCGGCTTTCTGCGTTCTGGGCTCGGTCTGCCCCATCTTCTTAGAACAAGATAACAACGTCGTGCGAGGACCTTACCCGCGTCACCTAATGTTGCGTCTGAAGATACGTCGAAGCATGTTGCGCCGCAGCGCCGGGTACCGCGCAACTTCCGATCAGTGTCCCCCGCCCGCCCCTCCGGGCGGGGGTTCGGATCAGCTGTCTTGGCTCAGCGCAAATCGCTTTTCGGCACGAAGATTAGCGCACATCTGCGTCCAAGCCGCGGCTGATCATCTTTGGTCCGCAGTGGGGGCAGTGGCAGTCCCCTTCGCAAGCGAGAGGCGAAGACGACACACATCAAATGAATAACCTCGTCCCGCGATGACGGTCCGACCGCTTCCAAACCGCCCGGTGCGTCCACTGCTTCTGCGTACCAAAGGGGCGAAGCTGCGGTCGGCGGCAAGTCCACACCCAGAGGCAGAGCTTGCCAAAGCCGAAGCCAAAAGCCGACTTGGCGGGCATCGCTCACGGTCATCCAACGTCCTCCTCAGCCATGACCGAGTTCGAGGTGCAGACTGCAGAGCGTTCATCCATCCACGATATGGGCACCCTCGCGCCGCAATAGTTGAATACCGGGATTTTAGGTCCTCAGTAATTACTCCCTGGTCGCCCCCAGGGCGTAAGTTCGGTTCACCCCTTATCGATTGCCACCACCACGCGCGGCACCCGTACCGGCTCCCCCATATCCAGCGAACTAACCTCGACCGTGACGAGGAGCCCGGCATCGGCCGCCGCCTCGATCGAGTGGTTCAGTATCTCTGCCGCAGCTGCGACGGCTGCGGCCAACTCCATGTCCCGACGGACCCCAGAGGAAAGCTCCATGGCGTGCTCTACTCCTCGCGAAGCCCGCCGGGGTTAGGGGAGAAGTCGCTGGTGCTGTGCGGGAGGCGCGGCGGGCCCTGCATTATGACGTAGTTAGCGCGCGCCAGGTGGGCCGTGATGTGCTGCGCCATCCATTCCGCGTCCTCTCGGATCTTCTTCCCGAGCGGCTTCCCATCCAAGCCGAAGCGCATGGCGTAGTGAACTGCCTGCGTGAAGTCGGCAGGATCGGCGGGAGTGAGGGGCTTATCGGTCATTCCCGCTCCTCGAACGGCGCCTCAGCCGCCATGGCCCGCTGCCGGTCGGCGAACTCCTGCGCCGGACCCCAGAGCCAGTCGCCTCGCTCCATCGAGAGCGACGCCAGCATGTCCTGCACGGCACGGTCGGCGCTGGCCGGCTCTCCACCTGCCGCGACGTAGGCGGCCACGGTCAGGCGCAGCCGCTCGGCCTGGTCGATGCCCTGGCCCGCTGCCTCCCGGTAGGTCGTGCCCACCACCCGCAGCAGATCCACGGGCCAGGACGAGCAGGGCGCCGGGCGATACAGGCGGTCCCAGCTCACTGCTCCGGCGCTTCCTGCGGCACCCGCCCCGTCACCTCTGCGACCGCCCGCGCCTGGGCCAGCAGCATTCGCCGGCCGTCAGCGTCCAGGCCGTGCCAGATGCAGATGAGTTCGGCGGCGCCACCTTCGATGGTGGTGCGCTCGGCGGGGAGGGGGCGGAGGTTCAGCATGGGCTGAACTTAAAGCCATGAACCAACCAAGAACATCGGTTTCCGCGCGTTCGCGGTAGTTTCTATCGGTTGAAGTCCATGTAGTTGAAATACAACCCTGTTACCTCCCAGAGTGGGTTGTCCACCGCCAGGCGCTGCCCGCCGTCGCGCTGCACCGGGCGGATCACTGCCGTGCCGTTCCCGCGCGATTCCTGGCCGAACAAGGAGAGCGGCACGCGCACATAGATGCCCTTGTCGAAGGATCCCTCACCGAAGCGGGAGAAGGGCACGTCGGTGAAGGTGGCGAAGGCGCCCACCTCGATGCCGCTGTCGAAGCGGCGCCCCATCTCGATCGTCCCGCCCCAATCGCCCGCCAGGTAGCGGCCCGCGCGCAGGATGCCGTAGAGGTTCCATACCGGCAGATCCGCATAGAGCGAGACATGCCCGGTCGCCACGCCATAGTCGCGTAAGCCGAAGAGCCCGTCCGTCGCGCGCTGCTGCACGAGATTGAAGTCCAGCCCCAGGGCAAAGTCGCGATCCACCGGGCGCCACAGCACCTCTGAGGAGATGCCGCCGAACATCGGCTCCAGCAGCCCCGCCGTGGCGCGCGCAAAGACATCGGGCGCCAGGTTCCACACGCGCTCGGCATAGAGGCCGGGGATGGAGGTCTTTCCGTCCCGCGCATAGAGTGCGTAGTCGCTGCGTACC